ACACAGTTAGTTTTGTCAAACCAGCATCTAGGCATAATAGCTCGTGCTGCTTGGATACCGTCATCCACTCCGACATTAGGTGCAATCTGAAAGCTAATACCCATAGTTCGAGCGGTTTCTAATCGACTCTTACCTGAACCCAATTCCCTTACTGCAATATCATGTGGTGCGTAATGCTGACCCATAATAGCTTGATGTTTATCTCGCCAATCATGAATGTAATTAATGTAGTGCGCTAATCCTTCGCCTTGGTTCTCATAGCTATGTAGAACTCTAATCTCATTGGCTACGGTCTGAACAAACCAAATAGCAGTTGCATCAGATACACCTAAATCCCAGTAAGTGTTGACAGGGAATCTAGGCTCTACAGGAACATTAGTTACTTGGTCAGGGTTAATGTACTTAGACCAGTAAGCACCTTCTTTGTTGGCTACTGGCTCACCCTCCCAAATATGCTGGTACAAAGTCTCGTTCAAAGACTTCATGTGTAACCGCTCTTTTTCCAGCTCTTGTGGGAACCAAGGATTCTCTGAGTAATTAACTTTTACAACGTATGATTCTTCTGGTGGGTTAACAACAAACCGTTGGTAGGTATCGTCCATCTCATCACTAGGGTTAAAGCTAACCCATATTTCTGATCCAGGCTTACGAATGGTGGGTATTAATGTATTCCATGATGTCGCTGTCATCTGATCAGCCTCTTCACACCATACAATATCAATACCTTCCATACTTTTCACTTTAGAGATATTAGACTTCAAGCCTTCGAAGATAAACCGTGAGCCATTCTTACCTAGAATCTGAGTAGCCTGTATATCAAACTCACTCTCTACGCCTAAACGGTAAATGGTGTCAGACAATAATTGCAGGCATGAATCCAGAATAGACTTCTGAATCTCACGTGCACATAGAATACGAGTAGGTTTCTCTAATGACTTGATAACAAGTAGTTGAGCGATAGTCCAAGACTTGCCTGAACCACGCCCACCATACGCTACTTTATATCTTGCTGGCTGTAGAAAGCCTGTAAACTGCTTAGGAATCTTTACTTGCTGAAGCATCTACTACCTCAATTTTAAAGCCTGTTACTTGGCCTTCATCATCTATAGTAGTTAGCTCTGTAGAGCGGAGATCAGGCAGTATCTTGCCTAACAAAACTTTGGCGGCATTTACTTGTGATTGCGTCATTATTTCGTCATCACTAAGTGCATGTTTTGTAAGGCGATTAATAAGCTGACTTGCCTGTATTTTCTTGCGGGTGTTTTCATCATGCGATATGCGATTTCTTGCAGCCATGTAGACCCCTATACGAAATACTTAACTAGACCAATTAAAACCAATACACCAACTGTAATTAGTAATGGTGTGATTTGGCTTTTGTTCCAGTAATCGTTATAGCCTTGAATCTTTTTCATGACTCACCTACTTATACTTTTGCATATCTTTTTTGCCAGGAGTCCACATGCTATACCCAAACTCTGCTAAATGATTGCCTTGGCCTGTTAATGACGTGATCTTAACGAATGCCTTTTCTACGTTCTCTAGTCGTTCCTCTAATGCCTTGATGTGCTCCTCAGCATTGTAACGAGGTTTTCGTGTTTTCTTTTCTGTATCAGTTGATGATAATTCTTGGTCCATTTCGCTTCTCCTGTAGGGTTCGTTCAGCGATTTTGATTTTTTCGTCAATTAATATTGCAGACGTTCTAGCCTTTGCACCTTCGATTACTAACTTTCGTAAGTGTTCGAACATGATGCGCCCTTCTTTACCGCCTTTAGAGCATATAAAAGCCAGCTCTTGAAGCATCTCTGCTGCTTTGTCTGGCGTATCATCAATTAGGCAATCTGTTGCCTCTTTGATTAAGTTATCCATCTTAATGTCATCATTCATAGAAATTTACTAATCATTCTTTTGTGATCTGAAGTATTGAAATATAACCAAACGAGCTACCCACTTGAGCAGTAGCCTGTACACCACTTGATTTTAGCGCAGCACCCGCAACACTGTTAAAGTACACTTGCCCTGGTGGTGTCAATTCAGCATCAAGAGAAAGAGTTGATCCATCTACTGTGTAGTCTGTCACCTTTGTACCTGATGTATCAGCTCGACTTGCTGTTATGCCTACTGTGTACAAGGCTGTATCTTCCAACGGTAAACCGGAAAGGTCAACAGTCATAGTATTGCCCGAACTGGCAAACATAGAATCAGTTAAACAGTCATTATTAAACAAACTTACCGTAGTGTTTGTAGGGTCTGCTGTATTCCCTCTTCCTACCGTATTTATAGATGTTGCACCACTTAACGACAAAGAAGATCCAACAATCTTAGAATAGTCAGAATTTCTGAGGTCAGTAATGGTCAAGTTGCCGCCTATTGCGTTTGATCCTGAATCTCTAGTCATTAAAGTTTCATTACCGAACTCAACAACTAGGTCAGTAACTACGTTTGTATCTTCTGCTGTTTTAATAATAAAAGGCGCTGCTGAATCCACATGATACTGTCTGATTAGATTTTCAAGAACAGGGTCTGGGTGAATTCCATCCGGCTCTAAGTTTGCTTGATTATCAAATACAAATTGATACAGGAACCAGTCTATATCGTTATACTCAGATTGTAGTTGATACATAAATGCGTCATTGTAAGGCTGAGCTGGGTTTGAGGCAGGGGGGATACGATAAGATATATCGCTCATCATTATCTTAAAACCTGCCGCCTTAATGTCATCCAACATCGAGCGCATGTTAGCTTCCATTGTAGCCGCCCCGCCAGGGTAAGGGCCATCCCTACTAACATCATTACCGCCCCAATGGATAACAAACAGCGTTTTGTCTGCATTGGCTTGAAACTCAGTGATAATAGCTGGAAGTCTAGTGATCATCTGAGCTGTATCATCACCGCTTGTAGCTCTCTCATGAACATCAACAATAGCGCCACTATCTAACCACTTTGATTCTGTATCAGACGTATCAGAAAACGATTGTTCCATTATCGAAGCACCAAATACAACAATATCAGTGATGTCGAGTAACGAACCGCTTAGCAATGACTTTGCTAGCTCGCTTGTTAGGCGTTCCACTAACGGATTAATTAAACTCATATTAAATCCTAAGCAAAGAGAACTTAGCATCACCCGTTAAAGTAACAGTTAAGCTACACTCTGGTAGTTTAATTGAGTTGGTCGCATTTGTAGTCCATGCTGCATCATCAATATTCTGAGCTGGTAAACCATCGACAGAATAAGACAGAGTGACCGACCCAGAAGTCATAGATGCGGTTGCGACATACTCACCCTTGAATACAGCTTGTGTACTTGTTGTATCAAATAACATGGGAATCCTCCTATTTGTTTACAGCATTATACCACACATAAAAAAGGACGCTAATTTGGACCCTTTGGCTCAAACATTTCCTTCAAAGCTAAATACAACTTTCTTTCAGCTTCCTTGTGTTGCTCTAATGTCTTTGACTGGTGGTGTGTTTCAAAGCTCTTTGCTAGATCGTTATTCTTCATCAACTCATCTGATAACCACTTAACGTCCACTGTTGTTAATAACATACTTCCTCCGACACTCAGCACATAAACCTTCTATCAGTTCGTGATAGTGGCCGCATAGATCGCATTCACCCATATCACCCTCCTTATAGTGGTAGTTCTACGTTTTTGTTTTTATGCTTCATTCTGCCACCCCTGATACACCAAGCATCAACAAGCAATCAGATTCCATTTCCTTGATTACTGTTTCAATGGTTTGTTTTGAGCCATGATAACTTGTTGGTAAATCCATTTCTTGAAGAACATACACATTAGTGCAAAAACTGCGTGTGACATGATCATAACTAACAATATACTTTTGCTGTCCAGCTTTGTTCCAATCACACACCCAACCCTGTTCAGCGTTCAGTTCCGCGATTCGATCAAGAACGCGCACGGTAGCCAGTTTTTGGTCGAGCGCGGCCTGTGCTTCTTCTTTGGTGTGGTAGAAGTTGGCGAGTGCAAACAAGTGATTGTCTGTGCTGGAATTTTCCCAATAAGGCGAAAAAACCCCAGTTGATTCGCTAACAACCCAGTATTTTTCGCAAATTCCAGGCTTCCAACGACCTTTTGATTTAGGTTTGTCATCCGGCATAGCATCTAACTTAGCTTTAAATTCATCAATCTGCTTTTGTAATTCTGCTTTTGTTGTCATTCTCTAACCTCGCAATCATCTTTCTTATCTTGTATCTATCTACTAGTGATAGAAGCGGTTTATGTGTTGTTTTTAAGGATGGATTAGTAATCTTTATAGGTCACTTCTCCTTTTGAATAATTGCACTCAATTGAACCTCACCGTTAGGCTTTGGCTCCTTATATAAAATACGAACTTGCTTTCCATCTTCTAATAACTTCTTTAGCTTTGATGGTTTTCTCACTAACTGCGTGATTGTCATTTCTATCATAAATCCTCCTTACATGATTTATACTAGCAAACGGTTTGCT